GTGTGCTCTTCCGATCTTGGATGTGCATGGCGGTGTGGTGAAGTGCCACGGCACCATCATGAATCTGTACGGCTCCAATATCCAGCTGGAGAATCACGGCACGATAATGAATAACCACGGTACACTGGTTGGTGGTGGTGTGGTGTATCGTGACAAAATCGTCTATAGGGATAGGGTCATCGTTGCCCATGATGTAAAGCAGGAAGAGCTGGACATGCTGCGGAAGAGAATCCAAGCCCTGACTGCTGAGAACAGCAGCCTACGATGTGAGGTCAGGCGCATGGAGTGCGAGAGGGCCGAATATCACAGCCGGAAGGATGCCGAAGAGCTGTTGGAGATAGCAATGGATGTGAACCGAAGGCAGGCCCAGCGCATAAAGGAGTTGGAGAAGGGCATCGCCGATGACTGGTTGCGTGGGCAGATCGACCCGTGGGACATAAAGCCTACTAAGGAACAATGCCGAAAGCTGTTGGAGAAGTTCAGCAGCTTTCTTGATAGTGAGGACTGAGAATGAAAGAACAGAGTTTATTCACCGAGAATCAGCCACGAGACAGCCGGGGAAGGTATGCCACGAGAGACAGGGCATACGCTGACAAGATGCAGTCAGAAAACAAATGGCTACGGCTGCAGGTAGAGAAATGGCAGAGACTCGCCGAGCTGGCAGACAGGAAAGCAAAGAGACTGGAAGTGCAGCTCGCTAAAATCAAAGCACTACTATGAACGAGAAAGATAAATTGGCGATGGTTCGCAGCGTTGACCCTGAGACAAGGATGCTGGGGGGGCGGATAGGATTGTTCTGTTCGCATTTCCAGAATTTCAAAGTGTACCAGATACCGAAGGCCCAGCTGATAATTGCAGACCCACCCTACAACCTCGGAAAGAACGCCTATGCCAGCAACCCCGTATGGTACAAGGATGGAGATAATAAGAACGGCGAGAGCGAGCTGGCAGGCAAGGAGTTTTTCGATACTGATAAGGATTTCCGGCCCGCTGAGTTCATGCACTTTTGTTCGCAGATGCTGGTCAAGGAACCGAAGAATGGTGTCACGGACGAAGAGGTCGAGACGATAGGTGTCACAGGCCGCAGGAAGAGCAAGGCACCCTGCATGGTGCTGTTCTGTGCCTTCGAGCAGATGCACTATTATATCGAGCTGGGGAAACGGTATGGATTCAACCACTACATCCCTTTGGTGTTCCGCAAGAAGTTTTCGGCCCAGGTGCTGAAGGCGAACATGAAGATTGTCGGCAACTGTGAATATGGGCTGGTGCTCTACAAGGATAAGCTGCCGAAGTTCAACAACGAGGGGCAGATGGTGATGAATTGTTTCGACTGGCCGATGAATAATGGTGCGCCGAAGATACACCCTACGCAGAAGCCAGTGCCCTTGCTCGAGAGGCTGATAGAGCTGTTCACCGACCGGGATGATGTGGTCATCGACCCCTGTGCTGGTAGTGGCAGCACATTGTTGGCCGCTGCCAACCTCGGCCGGAAGGCTTACGGCTTTGAGATAAAAAAGAACTACTATACAGAGGCGGCGAAGATGATAAAGCACAATATCCATCCCACTCTGTTTTGATGATGTGGCTTTCTTGGCTACTTTGTTGCTTTCGTGCCGGGTGTGTCGTGATGATACGTCCGGCACTATTTTTGTATGTATTTACCGAAAATCTTTGGTGTTTATAAATATTTTCAGTAATTTTGCACCAGAATATTCTTTAAGTTTATAAACGAACTATTTATTACTGGTATGCAAGAGAAGATTACGCGTGCCAAAGTTGCTGACCTGATTCAAGATGACCAGAACTTCAACAAAGGCACAGAGAAGGGACAGAAGTTGCTCAAGACATCGTTAGCCCGGTTTGGTGCTGGCCGTTCTATCCTGCTCGATAAGAACGGCAGGATAATGGCAGGCAACAAGACACAGGAGAATGCACTGGAGCTCGGCATGGAAGATGTTATTATCGTCGAGACCGATGGCACAAAGCTGGTGGCGGTGAAACGTACCGATGTCGATTTAGACACGAAGGAAGGCCGCGAAATGGCGTTGGCCGATAATGCTACTACTGAAGCCAACCTCGATTGGAACAGGGATGTGTTGAAGTCACAATCGGAAAAGCTGGGCTTTTCTGTCGAAGAGTGGGGGCTGGCACCGTGGAGCCAGGAAGTCGATGAGACCTATTCGCGAAAGATTGATGCGCCTATCTATGAGCCATCGGGCAAGGCTGTGGACTTGTCGCAGCTGTGTGACAGCTCCAAGACCGACACCCTGATTAAGGAGATAGACCAGGCGAAGATTCCACTTGATGTTAAGAAGTTCCTGAAGTATGCCGCCCATCGGCACACTGAGTTCAATTACGAGCTGATTGCAGACTACTATGCCAGCGCGCCGAAAGAGGTGCAGGCCCTGTTTGAGAAGAGCGCACTGGTCATCATTGACTTCGGGCAGGCTATCGAGCAGGGATTTGTAAGGATGTCTAACGAGCTGCTGAGCGAATATAAGAACGAGTATGGAGAGAATGACGGTTAAGGAGTTCCACGAGCAGTTTGTGGTGTTCATCCTGACGCACGGGAGAGCTGAGAACCAGAGCACGTATAAGGCTGTCCGGCGGCAGGGATATACTGGTCGCGTGGTGTTCGTGCTGGATAATGAGGACGAAGAAGTGCCCACGTATCAGTCTATCTATGGCCGGCAGAACTGCTATGTGTTCGACAAAGAGGAATGGAACCAACGTTCAGACAATATTCTCGCAGGTGACAAGCGGGCCATCCTCTATGCCCGTAATGCCTGCTTTGAGATAGCAAAGGAGCTTGGATTCAGGTATTTCATCGAGCTGGATGATGACTATACTCAGTTCGTGTTCCGATTCAATGACAAGGCAGAGGTGATGAAGAACACACCGAGCATTAAGAGCCTCGATAATGTGTGGATGATTATGCTCGAATATTACAGGTCGATTCCCTGCCTGTCGCTGGCCATGTGCCAGGGTGGCGATTATATTGGTGGCGTGGATAGCCCGGCCCTGCAGACGATTACCCTGAAGCGTAAGGCGATGAATAGTTTCATCTGTGATGTGCAGCGCCCCTTTGAGTTCAAGGGCAGATTCAATGATGATGTGAACACATATACACGATTGGGCTGCCGTGGTGGCCTGTTCTTTAGCACAACACAACTGAGCCTGAATCAGAAGGGCAGCCAGCAGACTGCTGGGGGAATGACGGACGTCTATAAGGATGCCGGAACCTACGTCAAGTCTTTTATGTCCGTGGTGGTGCATCCGAGTGGTGTGCGGATCGCGGTACTGGTGTCGAAGCACAGGCGAATCCATCACAACGTAAGATGGAATAACACGGCCCCGAAGATATTACACGAAAAATATAGGAAGCTATGATACGAGGAAACAAGCTGCAGGGATATGCCACGAGGTGCCAGGGAGATAAGCGCCCCATCACGGCAGACGTATTCCTGACGAACTTCTGCAACTCCCGGTGTGACTATTGCCGTTATGCTCATACGACTGGCGATTACATGCGCTTTGAGAGTTTTGCGTTGTATGCTGACAGGCTGCTCGATATGGGTGTTCAGGGCATCATCCTGACGGGTGGCGGTGAGCCTACGCTGAATCCTGACTTTGAGAAGATAACTGGATGGCTGGAGCGGAATGGCGTGCCCTATGGCATCAACACGAATTTGGTCAAGCTGGTCAAGTGTTCGCCTGTGTTCCTGAAGGTAAGCGTAGATGCGGGCACCAGCAGCCGTTACAGGGCGATACGGGGTGTTGACACCTTCGAGAAGGTTGTCGCGAACATACGGGAGATATGCGCCTTCAGACGGGAAACAAAGAGCAGGACGAATATCGGCGTTCAGTGTGTGGCACGGTGTCAGGATGATGTCGTGGAGTTCTACGAGGCGATGAAGGGGCTGGATGTCGATTACATCTACCTACGGCCTTTCGAGGGTGGGAAAAGTGAAGTGAGCGAGGAAATGGTTAAATCGTGGCTGGGAGAGATAGCCGACCCGCGCATCGTGTTCTCGTTCAAGTTCCAGCTGAAGGATTATCAGTCGCCGTGGTGCATTGGCAACTGGAGTGTGATAACAGTCGATTGGAATGGCAACGTGCCATACTGCTGTCACAGGCCAAATGAGATTGTAGGGCACATCCTCGATAGAAACATACTGGAGAGGAAAAGCGCGTACCATGTTGACATGAGCCTGTGTGAGAGGCCATGCCGCCTGTCAGGGGCAAACTATTTCCTCGAGAACGAGGTGATGGAGAAGGACATTGCATTTGTATGACATTCGAAGAGAACAAGGGTAGATTAACCACGGACGAAGCACGGGAGATAGGCCGAAAGGGGGGGCTGGCCAGTGTGGCGGCGAGGCGAGAAAAGAAAATGCTTGCCTCGCTGGTCGAAATGTATGCTGGTTTGCCTGCGCCTGAGAATCTCAGGAAAACGATGGCCACGCTGGGCATTACTGAGAATGACAGGACGAATGCGATGGCCTCCGTGGTGGGATTGTTCCAGAAGGCCATGCGTGGTGATGTGCAGGCGTTCAATGCCATTCGGGATATTATGGGCGAAAAGCCTGTGGACGAAACAAAGCTGACTGGCACGCTCGATACGAATATAGAGATAGGATTCGTGGAGAGTGGTGTCGAGCCAAAAACGAGCGAGAACGAGATAGAAATATGATGCCGTATAAAGTTATAGGGCCGTTGTTCCGGGCGAATCTGTCGGGCCCAGAACGTGTAAGGGTGAACCAGGGGGGCACATCCTCGGGTAAGACATACACGATTATGCAGCTGCTCTATTACTATGCGATGTCTGAAAGTGGGTGTGTCATCACGGTGGCTGGACAAGATTTTCCGAATCTGAGGGTGGGAGCATTGCGCGATGCCAAGACTATCCGCAACGGCTCGGAATGGATGCAGGCCTTTTTCACGATGAATGAGAGTGGCCACTTCATTACTGGCCTGAATGGTAGTATCATCGAGTTCAAGAGCTACAAGGATGCCCAGGACGCCAAGAATGGCAAGCGTGACTATCTGTTCGTGAATGAGTGCAACGGCATCCCCTTTGATGTATATTGGCAGCTTGCCATCCGCACGAGGAAAAGAATCTATCTCGACTACAACCCCAGCGAGAGATTTTGGGTGCATGATGAAGTAATTGGCCGGGATGGTGTCAAGCTGATTATTTCGGATCACAGGGGCAACCCGTTCCTGAGTGAAGGGGAGCACCAGCGCATCGAGGGTATCGAGGACGAAGAATTGTTCAAGGTGTATGCACGAGGGCTGACGGGAAAGATTACTGGCCTCGTGCTGACGAATTGGGATATAGTCGATAAGATGCCACCGATGGAAGATAGGAAGATGACCGCCTACGGACTGGACTTCGGATTCACTAATGACCCATCCGCACTTGAAGAGGTGGCGCTGGCACACGGTGAGTTGTGGGTCAATGAACTGCTCTATGCTACGGGGTACACCAACCAGATGCTGGCCGCAGATATGAAGGCCAAGGGAATAACCCGCAGCAAGTGTGTGTATGCTGATAGCGCAGAGCCGAAGAGCATTGCGGAGATAAAGGCTGAAGGGCTGTGGATAGTGGGAGCGCCGAAAGGTGCTGACAGTATCGTGGTGGGGCTGGACATCCTGAAACGATATAAGATTCATTTCGTGAGAGGGTCGAAGGGTATCATCGGGAATGCAAAGGCATATAAGTGGGCCAAGGATAGGGATGGGCAGGACACGAACAACCCTATTGACCGCTACAACCACGGTATCGATGCCATCCGCTATGTGGCTCTATCGAAACTGAATATAAGGAGAAAGGGCACCGCCAAGGCTCATTACAATAAATTGGATTGATGTATGATGAAGAAAAAAACGAAGTTCCGGGAATGGTTTATCGTGGCCTTGCATAGTGAGGACATGAGAGGCTTGAAGCTCGAAGAGCTGACACGCCCGATGAAGGTTGCAGGCAGGCGCACCCCTGAGAACCTGAACGAGATGACCGTTGGGCAGATGGCTGAATTGTCGAAGCTGAAAGATGGTGCGCAGATGTTCTACCAGGTGTGCGGGGTGCTGCTGGGACTGACCCCGAAGCAGGTGGATGGTGCTCGTGCTACTGAGGTAGTGCGATTCGTGGGGTGGGTGCTTGGCCAGATAAAATGGATAAATGGATTGTTCGACAAGGCCAAGCTGGTGCCCACCAAGCAAGAGAGACAGGCAGGCATTGAGAGACTGAATTTCGGAGTGTTCGGGATGGTCGATTGGTATGCCAAGCGGATGGGGATTGCAGACCATGATGAGGTGATGAAAGTGTCGTGGATGCGTCTCTATAAGTGTCTCGAGATGGATAATAAAATAACGATGTTCAATAGAAAACTGACAAAGGTATATGAGAGCGAAAACAAAAGTAAGCATCGAGGATAAGATTCGAGAGGTGGCCGTTGGCAAGTTTCCTGAGTTCAGCTACGTGTTCGAGGACTGGAAGGGAGCAGACGAGGCTGTGGATAAGATAGACCTGCCGGCCATCATATCTATCCTGCCAGTGGGTGGCCGGCTGGAGTTCCGCAACGGAAGGGTGCGCGACCGTGAGAATTGCGCCGTGGCCTTCATTGACAAGGTGGCCCGTGATGCTGACGGGGACGATAATGAGAGGGTGTACACCGCGATGAAAGAGACGGCCGGGAAGTTCATCCAGGAGCTGAATAAGAGCGGCTATTTCGAGCCCATCGAGGACGAAGTGAGGTACACCACTATCTATGAGAGTATGAGCACGAACGTTACGGGTGTGTTCGTAGAGCTGACCCTGCGCGAACTTGTTGGTATGTGTGTATGAAGAGCGGACTGACACCGAGGCAGATACTGGCCTCAGAACTGGAAGAGCTGAAGAAAAGAATCATCGCTCACCATTTGGCAGCTGGCCAGAAGGCAAGCGGCAGGACTATTGCCAGCCTGTATGTCGAGGTGTCCGAAGATAGTGGCACGCTTTATGGCCGTTCCCCTTTTGGCACGTTAGAGACTGGCCGCAAGCCGGGGAAGGTGCCGAGAGACTTCCAAGGTATCATCCGGCAGTGGATGAAAGACAAGGGTATCGTGGCGCCGCCTATCCCATATAAGACCAGCAGGCCACATAAGTACACACCGCAGGAGCGTGGCGAGCTGTCTATGTCCTACCTGATAGCCCGCAAGATACGTAGAGACGGCACACGGCTCTTTCGACAGGGTGGTAGGGCTGATATATATTCCAACGAGATTCCGGCGGTTACACGGGAAATCGGCAATAAATTACTGGAACTGATGCGCACCAAGATTGAGAGTATAAAACTAAATTCTTAAAGCTGATGAGACAGACAACTGCGAGCGGTGTTACGCTCAAATATCCCGATGAATTGGGATTCGCGTTCAATCCCTGTCTGCTGGTTGTTACTGGCAGTGGAGTGACTGGGATGCGCGTAGAAATGACTGGCGAGGGCGGTGTGACCATATCGGACACACGGGATGCCTTCGACGGTGGCTGTTACATTGAGGTGCGCGAGTATATCCAAAGTTTCTTTGATGATGACACGTTCAGCAACCTCAATTATGGTGCGCAGGTCGAGAGGACGAAGATGGGCCAGCTGGTCATCTTCAAGCTGGTAGCCCTGAAGGGGAGCGAAGAAGTGACCTTCGACTTCAATGTGTTCTATATATGGGGAGCGATGAAGGCTGCCGTGCAAGAGGTGTATAATGGGCCGAGGGTGCTGCATATATGGCGTGGCTATCCTTTCACCTTTGGCGTGTTCTGCTCTACGAGTGATGAATTGACGGTCAAGAAGGGGGGCACGACAAACACGGTGGAGATTCCCAGGCTGGGAGTGTGGAACGTGCTGCTGTCGGCTGATGGGAGCGTAGAGACCTACTACATATCATCCGGCGAGGGTGGTATGAAACAAGCCACTTTCGATAATACCTTCGACCTGACATTCCAGCAGCTGCCCTTTGATGCTGGCACGTATATCACCATCAAGCTGGGATGTGAGATAGAGAACGGCATATACCTTCGTTGGATAGACCGCCACGGCTTTTATAACTATTGGCTCTTTATGCGTGGTGCTGAGAAGCGGAAGGTTGAGAACGATGGCCAGTTCTTACGCAATAATATCGTGTCGGTGGATATGGCCTACGGCTACAATGGCGGGCTGGGCCGACAGATGATAATGAAGAGGCAGGACGTGGTGGCTGTGTGTGCCCCGCTCGTTGATTCTGACACATACGATATGCTGTGCGATATGGCCAGCAGTCCGTATGTCGATATGCTGGTGGGCTTCTCTATGGGCAAGCCCAAATGGGTATCTGTGCAGCCGCAGGCCGCGACCTACACGAAGAGCAAGGCCGTGCTGCAGGATTTTGTGGCCAACATCGTGATGCCTGAAGTGCAGATCCAAAAATTGTGACCTATGGAAACGAGAAAGAATGGCCAGTTGTATATTGACGGCCAGCTGGTAGATATAGACGATAACACGAAGATTACCCTGAATATCACCTCGAACCTGTTCAGGGATGTGTCGAAGATTCAGTGTAATGTGACCTATACGATAAAGCTGCCCAAGACAGTACGCAATCAGCGTATATTCAGCCACAGCGACATGGTGCGTGGTGGTGATGGCTATCCTTATAAACTGCACGCTGCACGGTATCTGCGTAATGGTGTGGAGATTATCAGGAATGGCAGTGCGGTACTTATGAGCACAACCGATAAGAGCTTTGAGGTGTCCGTGGTTTGGGGATTGCATGCCGCCTTCTCGAAACTGCTGGCCAATGGCCTGACGTTGAATCAGCTGGAGAGCGATGCAAAGATACTCTACGAAGATAGTGTGACCGTTGCCGACTGGACTACTGCCCAGACGGATGGCTATTTCTATGCAGGCCTCGATGTGTGGATTCCAAACGATACGGTCGATTACTCGTGGAGAAACTACAGGAACACCACGAATATAGATGGTGGCAGGGCTACGACAACAGGCAGAACTGGCAGAACTGGCGGTAACAGGAGCACGGCGCAGAAGGTGGCCCATCTGCATCCGTCTGTGAAAGTGTCATGGCTGCTGGGATTGATAAAGGAGCAGACCGGGGTCGAGTTCCGATGGACTGGAGAGCCGAAAGAGTATATCGACAGCCTGATTATTCCCCTTATCGAGAAGAAAGCAAATACCCTTACCTATCAGGGCCAGTTTGCTGCTACGATGGTGCCGTGTGGGGCTGGATTCGTCACGGTGAAAGTAACTACTGGCACGAATGTATTCAAAGAGGGCACGGGAACTGAGACAAACATGCTGACGGTGCTGGCGAATGCAGAAGTGGTGTTCGATGTCAATGCCGATGTGTCCTTTGATGTGACTGGAATATACAATAACTACGGCAAGGCGCTCACGCACGATAATCCTTATATCGTAATGAAGGTGGCGCGAGGTAGTGAGAACATCGAGTATATCATTGGCGACAGCCGTGGTGGCGTGTTCAGCTATGATTCCCTGAGAGTGAATAATTTCATCATTCAGCAGAAGCTGACTGGATATGGTGCCGTGGAGTTGAAGGCTGGTGATAAGATTACTTTCGAGCTGAGGGGAGCGTATAAGAATACAACCCTGCATAGTGGCTCTATTGCCACGTTCATTGCTGACAACGGCGATGAGGTGCCGAGTGGTGGCTATTTCCCCATAGCTGAGAATCTGCCGGAGATAAAAGTCATCGACTTCGTGAAGTTCCTGGCATGTATTACTGGCACGTTCCCTGTGCAGCGATTCAGTGATGGTGTGGTGTCCTTTGTTCCCCTGTCCCAGATATGGCAGAATGTTGATAAGGCGCGAGACTGGACACGAAAGGTTATTGCGCCGAATGAGCAGAACACCCCAATGCAGCAAACCTTCAAGATGGGAGATTACGCCCAGCATAATTACTACAAATGGAAGGCTGATGAGAAGGTGCAGGGCAACTACGATGGCGATCTGCTGATAGAGAATGATACGCTCGACATTGAGAAAACAATCTTTGAATTTCCCTTTGCCGCCTCCGATGGCAACTGTGTGCCTATGTATGGCCCAAAGAGCACGGCGCAGGGTGGTGGCACGGTAAGCTATGGGGGCAGCACATCGGGGAGCAGCACATCGTCTTCTGAGACTACCATCCCATATTCAGCCTGTGAGCCACGAATAATGAGAATCTACGAGGATGATAATGGCAAGGCACAGGGTGTATTCGATATAAGCATGCAGGATGTGCTCGACACGAAATATGCTGATATGGTGCGCACGCTGCAGCTGATGAAGATTATCAAGGAGAGCATCCGCGTGAGCGATATAGAGCTACTGACATTCGATGAGACGGTGCCTGTGTACCTTGCGCAGTATGGGAGCTATTTCGCCGTGACTGAGATAAAGGCCGAGGACAACGGACTGGCCGAGGTGACTATGTTACAACTAAATTTGATATAATGCTATGGATAGGAACGAAGAAGAGAGAATATTAAGCATTACCGTGAAATATGCCGATGCCATCAAGGGCATTGCTGAGTATAACAAGAAGGTCGATGAGTTGCGCGTGGGCCAGATGACGCTCAACGCACAACTCAAAGCTGGTGTTATATCCCAAGAGGAATACGGCCAGCAGTCGGCGGCCACGGCAGCTGTGATTGACCAATACAAGGAGCAGGTGCGCGTACTGAAGAAAGAAGTGCAGAATAATATCCGGCAGGAGCAGGAACAGGAAGGGTCGCTCAAATCCCTTCGTGCCCAGCTGAGCAACCTGACGAAAGAGTTTGATGGCCTGTCGAGGGCCGAGAGAGAGGGAGCCAAGGGCAAGGAGTTGATGAACCATATTAACCAGGTGACTACAGAGCTAAAGAAGGCCGAGGAAGAGACACAGCGCTACTATAGGAACGTAGGCAACTACAATGGTGCCGTAAAGCCTCTGAAGCAGGAACTGAAAGAACTGACGATGCAGCTGGCCGAGATGGAGCGCCAGGGGCTGAGAGGCTCCGAAGCCTACAATGAAATGGCAAAGAGGGCTGGCGCACTGGCAGACAATATAGCTGATGCCAGGGCCGAGATTCAGCACTTTGCTTCTGACACCCCTTTGCTCGATAACACGGTGAATATCGTCACCACCGCCTCTACTGCATGGCAGACCTATCAGGGAGCGGTGCAGGCGTTTGGTATCGAGAGCCAGGAGGCGATGGAAGCTATGAGCAAGCTGCAGGGTATTATGGCGATGACGAATGGAGTGCAGGCGCTGGCCAAGACCTTCACAGACAACTCCACCGCATCGTATAAGATTCTGCACGGCATCCTGAGACTGGTGGGAATAGAGAAAAAGGCAGAGGCAGCTGCTACTACAGCCGAGACGGTGGCTACGCAAGCGAATACTGCTGCCAATACTCAAAATGCCACTGCTGCTGCTGGAGTGACCGCTGCCAATGTTGCTGAGACTGCCGCCCTGAATACTACAACAGGGGCGATGACTGCCGCCACGGTGGCCGGAAAGGTGCTGCGTGCTGTCTTGATGACGCTGGGCATCGGCCTTGTGGTGGCTGCGCTGGGCGCTTTGGTGTCATTGGCTGGGGATGTGATAGACTTTTTCTTTGGAACGAGCGAAGAGGCGAAGCACGCCGCCGAGATTCAAGAGGCACTGAATGAGGCCATCAATGAGGGAAATAAAGCCTATGCCAAGGCCGCTGCCGAGATAGATAGCTATAAATCCCGGCTGAGCAATTTCAATGGCACGAAGGAGCAGGAGAAGGCTCTTGTGAAAGAGCTGAATGAGAAGTACGGCAAGGCTATGGGCTACTATAAGACCGCATCGCAGTGGCAAGAGGTGTTGACGAAGAATGGCGATGCCTATTGCAAGATGCTGATGAAGGAAGCGGAGGCACAGGCATTGCTGAATAAGTACACTGAGGCTTTCATCGTCCTGCAAGAGACACAGCGCAAGGCGGCCTCTGAATTTGGCAACTGGACTACTACCAAGGCCGGGGATGAAGAGCGCAAGAGAAAAGCCGTGGCGCAGGCAGACCGCGATGCCCAGTACTGGCTCGATGAGTATAAGAAGAAAATGCAAGAGGCTGATGACATCAAGTTTGATTGGAACTTCACCGAGCATAAAGACCCATCCTCGACAACTGGCGGTGGCTCCAAGAAGGATGACCCGGCCAAGATGGCTGCCGAGGCTGCGAAGAAAGAGCGCGATGAGATTCGGAAGGCCGAGGACTTGCTGACACAGCTCATACAGGATAACTTAGAGCAGCGCAGAAAGCAGTTGCAGAGCCAGTATGACCGTCAGATCGAGGACTTGAAGAACAGGCTGGCCACGGAGAAGAATCTGACCGTGAACGCCCGCGTGGCTATGACTGCCCAGATTACGAGCTTGACGGAGATACGCGACAGGAAACTGGCCGAGCTGGATGCCAAGGCCAGCGAGGATGCTATAAGGCGCGAGCAAAAATATATGGAAATGCTGCTAACTACCGTGCAGAAGGGAAGTGAGCAGGAGTTCCAGATGAAGGTAGCGAGGATAGAGGCCGAGAGGCAACTGGCCATTAATGCTGCCAATTTGGAAATGGTGAGCGAGGAAGAGAAGCAGCGTAACCTGTATGCTATTCAACAGAAGTACGATAAGATGCTGGGCGACCTTCTGAACGAGCGCACACAGGCAGAAGTGGATGCTATCAAGAAGAGATACCAGGAGCAGATTCTTGCGGCTGAAACGAGCGGGGACGAAATGCGCGAAGTGGATTCCCTGCGCTTGCAGATGGAAGAAAAGCAAGCCCTGTTGCAGCAGGCCCAGCAGCTGGAAGGTGAGACCATCCAAGACTTCAACATCCGCAAGCTCCAAATGGAAAAGGACTACCAGGATGCGAAGAAGGCTCTGAATGATAAAGAGGTCGAGATAGAGAAAGCGAAGTACGATGCCATTGCCGGGCTGATGGGCGGCCTGTCTCAGGTGGCCGAAGCCTTTGGCGAAGAGAATGAAGGGCTGGCGAAGATGGCAAAGGTGCTGGCATTGGGCGAGATTGCCGTCAATACTGGCAAGGCTATTGCAGCAGGTGTGGCACAGGCCCAAAGTGTTCCATACCCGGCCAACCTTGCCGCCATTGCTACTACGGTGGCCACGGTGCTGGCGAATGTGGCTACTGCTATAAAGACCGTCAAGAGCGCGAAGTTTGCTGAAGGTGGTGTCGTAGGCTCCGATGGTGGTGCTGTGGATGGCCCGGGCACGGCTACGAGTGACAGCATCCCCGCGAGACTGAGTAAGGGCGAGAGCGTGATGACTGCTGCGGCCACATCGTTGTTTGCGCCGGCACTGAGCGCTTTCAATCAGATTGGTGGGGGTGTGCCTATCACGGTGCAGAATAGCGGCATACAGACTGGCGAGGAGTTTCTTGCGAATGCTGTTGCCAGGGGCATGGCTATGGCTCCGGCTCCGACAGTCTCTGTTGAGGAAATAAACAAGGTGAGCGATCGACTGGATAATATCAACAAACTAAATGTGATTGAGTGATGAACGTATATGATTTCCTGAAGGCTGGGCAAAGCATCCTGAAGATGCTGAACGAGAATAAGGTCGATGCCGGATATGTGAAGTATCTCGAACTATTCGAGGAATACAAGCGACTGAGTGCAGAAGGCCACAAGAAAGAGTATATTGTCTATTACCTGCAGACCGAGTATGAGGTGGGAAGGGCAACCGTGTACCGCGTCATCCGGGAGCTGGAACGAGCGATAAATGTTTGACATAATTACCAGTATTTAGTTACGAAAGATGGGCGTGGGGCTGTGAAGTTCTGCGCCCATCGCCTTCTGTATCATTGAGAGAGACACGAAAAAGAAAGATTTATAAATGGTTTGCTTAAAAATTCAATACCTTTGCGGAAAGTTTATAAACAATTTCTTTATGGCTGTACTGAAAATTTACAATGACATCCAGACTGAGAACGAGAAAAGTGTTGCCCGCTTTTGGGGTGAAGCCGAGGGTGTCTGTTTCAAGGATATAGACGAATTTGTCGGAAAAATGGATGCCGATGACAACAGCATCGAGATACGGCTGCATTGTGATGGTGGCTCGTGCATCGAGGGCTGGGCTATCTATGACCGCCTGCGTGCTACTGGTAAGGAGATAACCGCCGTTGTCGAGGGCAATGCCGCCTCGATGGCAACTGTCATCCTGATGGCCGCACCGAAGGAGCGCAGGAAGGCATACAAGAGCGCACAGATATGTTGTCACAATCCTTGGATTCCCGGCTGGGCACTCGATAATGCCCTTACGGCTGATGACCTGCAGAAGGCAGCCGATGACCTGAGAGAGCAGCAGGAAAAGATTCTCGACCTATATGTAGAGCGTTGCGGATGTGACCGCGAGGCGATGCAAGCTCTTATGAACGAAGATAAGTATATCGATGTGAACAGGGCTATGGAGCTGGGAATAATCGGAGAGATAATCGCACCCGCGTCAGCGAAGAAGGGTGCTAATAATAACTTAAATTCAAACCCAATGACAAAGCAAAAAGACGAAAAGAAGGTAGAGGTGAAGGCATCTCTGCTTGACCGTGCGCTGGCGAAGCTGGGCTTAAAGACCATCGATGAGCTGGCCAAGGGAATGGATTTGTCAACGGCTGATGGTGGCACGTTGACGATCGAGCGTGAGGATGGTGAGCCGCAGGTCGGTGACAAGGCCAGCCCTGATGGCGAGCACAAGATGCCAGATGGCTCTACGATTGTGGTGACTGAGGGCGTCATCACGGAGATTAAGCCCGCCGAAGAGGAACAAGACCCCGACGGCGATGATGAGAAGGACGCCAAGATTGCCTCGTTAGAGGCTCAGGTGGCCGAGCTGCAGACAAAGCTGGCCGATGCCCAGGCAAAGGCCAAGACCACTGACGAGCTGCGCATCCTGAATGCGGTGAAGATTGCTGGCGGCGAGAAGGCTCTTGCCAAGCTGTCATCGAACTACAAGCCCGCTGGCCGTAAGGTAGAGGGTGGACGTGCTGCCGAGAAGGCAGAAGATGGAGAGGTGTCGCCCATGCGTGCCGAGATTGATGCCCGCCGCAATGGCACCTACAAGAAAGAAAGTAAGTAACGAACTAAATCCAGAGAAAGAAAATGGCATGGTTTGAAAACATTTCGGTCAACCCCAAGGATGTGACCGACCTCAAAGAGCTTATCCCTTTGAGCATCGACCAGGATGAAGACTTCCAGAAGTTCGTCAACCTGAAAAAAGTGAAGAATGGCGACCCCGTGGCCTTCATTGGCAGCGGTGATGATGTAGGTATCGCCGGAAGTGGCTGTGACCCTGTTTATCAGGAGTATGGCATTGCCAACTCCCAGAAGCGTTGGGTGCTGGGCGACTGGCAGATTCCTCTGAAAATCTGTTACGAATCGTTGAAAAATACGATTGCCGAGTACACTCTAAAAACTGGCACCGACATTGGCGACCTGACCAGCACCGAGTTTATGTCTTACATCCTGCGTCCTGAACTGGAGCGTCAGATGAAGAGAATGATTTGGCGTTTTGGCTGGTTTGGTGACACGGCGGCCAAGAATATCGCACAGGGTGGCATCCTGACTGACGATGAGAAGGTCAAGAAAGAGCTGTTCACCACCTGTGATGGCCTGTTCAAGCGCATCTTCGCTCAGTGTACTTCGAACAGCAAGCAGCTGACTGCTATTGCCGCCAACAACGAGGCTACTTTTGCCGCCCAGCGTGCTGCTATGTTGACGGAAGGTGTGGCCACAAATCTGCTCGATATGATGCTGATGGATGCTGACAGCCGTATCACCAGCGATCCGAGTGCTTGCATCGTGATGACAAAGCTGATGGCCGACTGTCTGACCTACGACATCAAGAATCGTTTCAAGATTATTATGCCGTGGGAAACGATTTTCAACGGCCTCGATGTCGCCAACTACAATGGCGTGAAGATTGTGCGTGTCTCTATTTGGGACAGAATGATTCAGGCTTACGAGCATATAGAGACCGAAGCATCCGGCCAGACTCCTGCTCAGAACAAGCCTAACAAGCCCTTCCGTATGGTGTATGCCAACCTCAATTCGCAGCTGCAGGTGGCTACAGAATCGGGTGGCCTGCTCGAAGACCTCGACATCTGGTTTGACAAGAAGGAGCGCCGGAACTATATCTACGCCACGGGCAAGCTGGGCACCCAGATTCTCGAGGACGATATGTTCCACGCTGCATATTAACCAATTAACCCGTTTTAACCGATATGAAGTGTGAATCGTTAATTGCTATGGACATCGCGGAGAACTGCGAGAATCCTATTGTGAGAGGCTTAGAGGCTGATGGCGTTATCATCAACCGCTCCGACGTCGACTTTGCTAACTGCAAGTTCGACGAGACAGCAAAGAATATCCTGAAGCAGCTCATCCTGAAGTCGGGAAAGAAGGGCTTCGATGTTGTGCAGATGGGCAACACCCCGTTTACTGGTGCAGCCAGCAACATGGAGGTGGGCACATACCGCAACACTTGGACGCACCAGATTCCCATTGCCGTGCTCGACAATGGCCCGGAGGTCTGCGAGAAGGTCATCGATGGACTGGCCAACGGTACGTTTGTGCTGGTGCTGCGTAACAAGCACAAGGGCGCCAATGGCAAGGCTGAGTTCCAGGTGTATGGCTACTATCAGGGCCTGACCTGTTCCGCTGGTGCTAACGAGAAGTACAGCGAAGAGACTGATGGCGGCTGGCTGATGACCCTGCAGGAGCAGAAGTCGCCGAAGTCTGCCCTGTTCTTATTCGACACGGATTCGGCCACCACGGCCACCGCGTATGAGGCTCTGAAGACTACAGCAAACGCCGGCTGATGATGGAAATTTCGGAGGCATACGCGCTTATCGAAGAGCTGAAGGGGCGATATGATTCCCCCTTCAGCTCCGAAGATAAGAATACTATCGAGAGACTATACGGCAGCGTATTGGGTAAGACCTTTCGCCCGACTTCGTGCCAGCAGTGTTACCACGATGCGCTGATAGAGATTTATCACTACTTAAAGAAAAATGGAAAGATGGCAGAAAAATCTAATTTTATTTTGAAGGCTGGGGCTATTATCCATAGCCCTGTTTTCGAGAACGGCAAGGTGTTCACGAATGACAACCTCACGGATGAGGTGGCTATGAACTATCTCGCCAAGTTCCCCGGCCAGATTGTATTGTTCCAGAAGGTGCCCGAGGGCTACAAGCCAGGCGATAAGCCTGTGCCCACGTTTGAAGAGGCCCAGGCCTTGCTGAAAAAGGCTGATACGCTGCTGAAGGGTGCGCAGACCAAGGTCAAGAATATCCAGGAGAACATCCAGAACGCCACGGATGCCACCAAGCGCGAGAAGGCTGAGAAGGCACTGGAGAAGGCGCAGAAGGCGCTGGAGAAGGCCGAGGCCAACTACAATGAGACCGCCGGGCTGGTTGAGCAGCTGACTGAGAAAGAGACTGAGTAAAGAACAGCACTATGGAAGTTAAGACCGCACGAAAGCCGAATAAGCGTGTCGAGATAAATTATGACCAGCGATTCAAGATGCAGTCGTATGGCAAGGATAATCTGTACCCACAGAATCTGATGGCCATCACGGGAGCATCGGGAACCGCTGGCCTTTGCCTGTCTCGATATGAAAAGTTCGTTGAGGGCTACGGCTTTGCAAACGAGGCGCTGGCCGAGTTTGTTGTGAATAGGGGTGGAGATACCACGGACGATATTTTGAAGCGTGTAGCGGGCGACCTGACACGTTTTGGCGGCCTTGCTCTACATGTCAACTATAATGTGCTGGGCCAGATTACCGAGGTCAACCACCTGCCCTTTGAGCAATGCAGGCTGGAAGAGGCAGACGATGCCGGATATGTGGCCCATATCCTGACACACCCGGACTGGAAGGGAGATAAGACCAAGAACGGAAAGAGGCAGCAGGTGAACGAGAAGTATATCACCCGCCTCGATGTGTTCAACCCCGATCCTTCTGTGGTGATGGCTCAGATTGAGAAGGCTGGCGGTATCAGCAACTACAACGGACAGGTGTTGTGGCTGTCTCTTGATGGCGCGTTCGTCTATCCTACGCCGATATATGATGCTGCCATAACTGACATCTCTACGGATGAAGGTTTGGGCAATATCAAGTACCGCAATGCCCGTAATAATTTCCTCGTGGCCTGTATGCTGGTAGCCAAGAAGGGTGCGCCGAGGATGAACGAGAATGGCGAGGAAGAAGAGCGGCAGATGATAAGCGATGAAGATTTGAAGGAGTTCCAGGGCGACACGAAGGGCAGCAAAATTCTCTATGTTGAGCTCGAAAATGATGAGGATGAGCCGAAGGTGGTGCAGTTCCCCGTCAGGAACTACGATAAGGAGTTCACCGTGACCGATGCCAGCGTCATCGAGAGAATATATGCTCAGTTCCATCAGGAATTGTTCTACGCTATCCGCATTGGCAAGCTGGGATTCAGTGGCCAGGTGATGACTGAGGCATACGAATACTATGCCGGAGAGGTGACCACTGAGCAGCGATTCATTGAGAGAGCCTTCGACAGGGTGTTTAGATACTGGCACGAGCCGAATGCCCTGTTTGGTGACTTTACCATCCAGCCCTTGAAGTATATTTCAGCACAGACAACCCCGCAGACGAATGGAGAATAAGCATATTTTGACCGTGAGCGAGTTCAAGGAGCTTGCCCGGCCTACTTCAAAGCACATCGAAGAGAATGAGGTGAGCACATTCATCCGTGAGTGTGAGGATATGCACGTCATCCCGGCTGTGGGGCTTGAAACTTTCGAGAATCTGACCGTCGAAGAAGTGTCCGAAGAGTGCCAGACGCTACTCAATGGCGGTGTGTGGACTGACAGGGAAGGCAAGAAACGGAAATGTGCCGGCCTGAAGATGGCACTGGCCTATTTCGTCTATGGAAAGATGATGATGGCTGACGGTGCTATTGTCACCCGCACAGGATTGATGCAGCATAACGATGACTATGCCAGCCGGACGGACGATAAGAACCGTGTCCGCAGGTATAATGACGTGATGAACGTGGCCGAGACGTACCTTGATGGCTGTCTCAGCTACTGGAAGAGCGTAAAAGGGGATGCTGTCAAGCCTGTGCGTGGCTCACGGGTGCATATTCACGCGATAGGAGATTAAGCCATGTACGACATTAACCAACTAAAGAGAAGGGCCGAAGAGATAAGGGTGGCCACGCTGGTAGGCGAGAACACAGCCGAGCGCGTGGGCAGCTTGCTTTATGACATGCTCGACTATTTGCTGGGGGGTGTCGATGAGCGTTTTCTGAGCAGGCTGAATCCGGACCAGGCATTGGGGCTGATTAAGCTGCTGGCGGGTGCCGAGTTTGGAGTGTATGAGCCTACGGCCATCGGTGGCGTGGGCAAGGGTGGCTATATCGGCCCTGATGGCTCTGCGGAGCTGAAGCGGCTCGTGCTGCGTGAGGGGCTGGAGGCACCCGAATACCGATTCAACAGGATTACAATCAACGTAGGCAACGATTGGCGGGCCCCAGGCGGCGGTATTATCGAGAATGTGATACCTGATAAGGATGCGGAGGGGAACGAGCTGCCTACGGGAATTATCGAGCTTCATCTTGAAGAGGGCGAGATTGGCAAGGTGGCCTATGATGACATCTGCCACGGCATCTA